GCCTCCGCGCACGCGGATGGCCTTGCGCAGGATCTCCACCAGGAGGTCGTCGAGCTTCGACCCGCCGGAGCGGACCTCCAGCACGACCGCCCCGCCGGCCCCGGTGCCCGGGCGGCCCATGACCGGCGCCATCTGCCGTCCTGCGGCCGAGGCTGCGGCCGCCGTCGGCGGGGTGATGAGGGTGGACATCTCCCGGTCCAGTGCCGGGGAGCCCTCCTTGATGCCGTCGACAACACCGGCGGGGATCCACCGGCCCACGACTTCGGCCATCACGCGCGAGGGCGAGGAAATGCCGAGCGCCTTGGCGATCGGGCCGGGGATCAGGTTGCGGGCCCAGCCCATCAGGGTGTCCCGCAGCCAGCCGCCCATGGCCTTGATGCCGTTCCACAGACCCATGACCAGGTCACGGCCCTTGCTGTACAGGGTGCCGCCGAGGTTGCCGATGGCCCGGCCGATCCGGCCGGGCAGGCCGCGGACCCAGTCGACCATGGCCATGGCCTTGGTGATGGTGCCGGTCTTGATCCGGTCCCAGTGCTGGATGAACCAGCGCACCAGCGGGATGTTCTGGATGTAGCCGAGGATCATCTGGCCGATGCCGACGATCTTTCCCCAGATCCAGTCCCAGGCCTTGCCGGTGAACTCGGTGATCTTGTCCCAGTTGAGGATGATGATGGCGACCAGGCCGACGATCAGGGCGATGATCCAGCCGATGGGGCCCATGGCGATCAGCCACTGGGCGGCCATCGTGGCCGCCCAGATCACGGCCCGGGCGGCCATCAGCGCGAATTGTGCGACCGAGACGACCGCGGCCCGGATCACGGCCGCCACCCAGGTGCCGATGGACACCAGGGCCGAGCCGATCCAGGCGCCGGCGGTGGTCGCCGCGGAGAGGACAGCGGCACCCGCGATGCGGGCGTAGGCCATCAGGCCGACCGCCATCATGCGAGACCAGTTGCCGATCACGCCCCACGCGGAGGCGGACATGACGGCGTGCGCACCGGCCACGACCGCGCCCACCGCGGCGTAGACCATCATCGCGCCCTTCACCACCAGGACCAGCGCGGCCAGCCCCACCAGGGTGTACATCAGCGGCACCATGACCGCCTGGTTCTCCTTCGCGAAACCGATGAATGCACCGGCCGCCTCGCCCAGTTCGCCCATGACCTTGCGCTTGAACGACTCCAGCTGCGCCTTGGTGTTGTCGCCGAAAGAGGCGACGAGCTTGTCTGTGGATCCGGTGGCCTTGTCCATGCCTGCGGCCGCGGCCGCCGAGGCCGGGTTCATGGAGTACAGGGCGTCGCCCATGACGTTGGCCGGGTCGCCGAACAGCGCGGCTGCGGCATTGAGCCGAACGGTCTCGTCCTTCGCGCCGCGCAGCCCGTCCAGGGTCTTCTGCAGGGCGAGCTCTGCCGACTCGCCGCCCTTGTCCATCAGCTTGGCGATCTCAGTGGAGTTGAGACCGATGCTCTTGTACGCCTCGTCGACTGCGGCCCCGCCAGCCGTTGCCCGCTCACCGAACTGGCCGATGGCGTCGGACACCTGGTCGGCGTCACGGGCGCCGTTCTCCAGAGCCTGGGCGATGAGACCGGTGGCGGTCTGTCCGTCCAGACCCACCCGGCGCCACTGCGTGCTGTATTCGTTCAGTGATTCGAGGAAGTCACCGGACTTGTCGGCCGACGTACCGAGGCCGGTCGTGATGATGTCGAACGCTTCCTCCGCGCTGTCGGCCAGACCCGTGCGCATCAGCTGGCCGACGGCAGCGGTGGCCATGGTGAGGTCCTGGTCGAACGTTTCGGCCAGGGCCAGGGCCTTGGTGGTGACGCCCTCGAGGCCGCCCTCCGCGTCGGACACGTCACCGATGTTCTGGTGGACGCCCTTGATGGCGAGGTTGACGGTCTCGATCGAGTCGCCCCACGCGTTCTCGTACACGCTGGCCGCCACCTTGGACAGCTCGGCGGCTTCGGCCGGCCCGGCGCCGAGCTGGGCGGCGAGCTTGTCCCCGGCGGCCTCCATGTCGAGGTGGGTCATGACGCCCACGCCGAGGGCCGCGGCGAAGCCTGCGCCGATACCGGCGGCCGCGGTGTTGAGCCGCTCACCGAACTGGCTCACTTCGCCGGACGCGCGGTCCCGCGCCACCAGGTTGAACACCAGGGAGGTGTCGGACACGACGTCACCCCCTCTTCATCTTCTCGGCCTGCTCGTCCATGTCGCGCTTGTAGGCGTCGAGCCAGTCCAAGTACCGGTCCGTCTCCTCGACGGTGAAGGTGTCCCAGTCCCGGGCCTTGATCCCCAAGAGGTGGGCCGCGTTGCCGAGCTGCCTCATCCGGCGATCGGCAGCCCCGCTTTTCCCTCTTCGCCGCTGTCGTCGAACGCGGTCTCGATCTCCTTGTCCAAGGACGTGAGGATCTGCGCCAGCTCGTCGCCGTGCTTGGCCTCGACGACCTGCTCACGGATCAACTCCAGCTCCTGGCGGGAGTACTCGAGCGTGAGCTCGTCCCACGCGAAGTCGACGTCCTCGAACCGGGTCTTCGGGTGGTCGCGGCGCAGGAACGTGAACAGCAACGCCCTCCTGCAGAGCGAGTTGCCCTGCATTACATCGGTCGTGAACTGGGAGAAGTTCCGGCCGGTGCGCCGCTCGAGGTCCTCCCGCTCCACCGACATGAGCTTCTTCGGGTTGTAGCGCCAGCGGGTCGGCTCGTCCTGCCCCTCGGGCTTGTACACCAGGAACACGGGGGGTTCTCCTTCAGTTGTGGACCCGGGCGGCGATCCGCCGGGCCATGTCTTCCATCGCCTCGTGGACGGCGGCCTTGTAGAGCCCGTCACGGCCCTTGAACGCGTCGTCGAACCAATCGACTTTGCCGTGCTGCGTGACCCATACGTCGCGGTTCCCCCACACGGGGTGGCGCCAGCCACTGGCCCGGTTCGTGCGCTTGGGGGCGTTGGGGAAGCCGCGCACGTTCTTCGTCTTGAAGGCCTTCACGCGGGCGCCAGACCAGCGGCCGCCGAGCTTCACCTCGGGCCGGATCTTCTTGGCGATCGCCGACCGCAGGGCCGGGCCGCCGGAGCGCAGGCCGGCCGACGACATGCCCATGATCGCGGACTTGGCTTCGGCGGCCGCGGGCTTGAGCGCCTCGCGCATGCCCTTGGCGAGTTCCTTGCGCAGCTGCTTTCCGTCCGCCTCCGCACGGATCGCACGGACCAGGGAATCCAGCCCCTCGTGCGTGACCTCAAGTTCGAACGGCGGCCCGGAGGCCATCAGGCCACGGCCCGGGTCACGGCCCCCGACGTCGGGTAGCTGACCGAGACGGACGCCTCGTCACCGACCGACCCTTCGACCGGGTTCCAGGACTTGACCAGGACGCTGCCGGAATAGGAAGGGTTCGACGCGCCGACCGCGGAGCTGTCGAGCCGGGTCACGAACGGGACGACGGTCCCGAGCAGCGGCCACATGATCGAGTCGATCTCCGTGGCGGCCACGTCCTGCAGGAACTCGATGCCGAGCTCCCCGGACTTGAGACCGCCAAGGACTTCCTTCCAGCCGAGGCTGGCGTAGGTGGTGACGTCCTTGTCCTCCACCTCCACCGTGACCTCACACTTACGCATGTACTCGCTGAGATCCGTGCCGTTGAGGGACAGGAACTGCGCGAGGAGCACCATCTTTGCCATGGGGGATCACCTGATTCCGAGAGAGACGGCGAACATGAACGAGGGGTCGGTGCCGGCCACGGCCCAGGCGACCCGGTAGTGCGTGTCGGTGATCGCGGTGCCGTCGGTGCGCAGGATCTGCCCGCTCTCCTCGGTCGCCGCGTCGAAGGTGAGGCGGGTGGTGGGCGAGGCGAACGTGTCGTCGGCGTCCGATTCGACGCTCACCGTGAGCGAGGGTGTGGTGCCGGCCGCGGACAGGACGTGCACGGCGGCGTACAGCCGCTGCCCCGCGCTGGCGGCGCCCAGCTCGAGGGCCGTGCCGGAGCCGGACGCGGTGCGGGCCGTGCCGGGCGGGTGGCCGATCTGCCCGCGCACCAGCGGCCAGCTGCTCTTGACCGTCCCGGTCCAGGGGGCGACTTCGCCGACCGCGTCACCGAAGTCGAAGTTGGCGCGCATGCCCCGGGTGAAGTACCCGAGTGCGCCCACGACCGAATCGGTCGGGCACACCGTGTACGGGCCGAGCCCGCCGAGGTCGGCCCACGAGGCGTCGTCGACCAGCGACGGGTCGCCGGCCTCCCACTGCCCCTCGCCCGCGATCTCCGCCGAGCCGATCCCGCCCAGCACTTCCTTCCACCCGCCGGAGCGGTAGTTCGTGGCGTCCTTGTCCTCGTGCTCCGCGGTGAGCTCGATCTTGTTGGACGCGCCGGACAGGTCGGCGCCCACCGCGAACAGCCGGCAGTCCAGAAGGACTTGCTTGCCCATTACGCGCTCCCCTCTCCGATGACCTTGATGACCAGCTCAGCCCCGACGTACTTGGTGCCGGCGTGCTCGTACCAGCGGTAGCCCTGGATGCGCATGACGTGGAGGTCGTGCGCCAGGCCGCCGAGGGCGTACTCGCCCGGGGCGCCGCGGGCCGCCTCGATGGCGACCTTCAGCGACGCTGTGCCGGATCCGGCAAGCAGGGCGTCGAGGATGCGCTGCGCCGCCCGGTCGTCGGCGCGGCCGACCAGGACGAGGCAGGTGAACTCGAGCTCGTCGAGGCTGCGGCGCATGGCCCGGTCGAAGTTGACGGTGTACTCGCCGACGTAGAAGTGCGGGGCGACGATCGCGTCCGGGACGTAGCCGGTGCAGGTGAGCTTGGCCGTGCCCGTCGGCAGGACGACTGCGCTGGCCGCATCCGCGATCGCGTCACGAATCGCTGACGGCTGCACGGCGTCCTCCCCGCGGCTTGCTGCGCGGCTTGTCGTCGGGGCTGGCGTCCTCGACCTGCTCGGCGACACCGGAGGCGACCAGGTGCGCGGCGGCCGCCGTGGGCAGGTCCGCCTCTTCGCCCTTCCTGGGCCAGGGCTGGCCGTCGCGGGTACCGGTCATCTCGACCAACATGCGGATCCTCACTGCTGCACCTCTATCCGAAGCCGGGTAGGACGTACTGCTCGATCAGGTTCCAGACGTCCGGGTCGCGGCGGGACAGCCGCACGACGCCCCACTCCGCGGAGCCGGTGACGCCCTCCGGACTGTCCTTGCGCTTGTACAGGCGGGAGGCCTGCAGAAGGGTGGCCATCTCGATGTCGTCGGGAACGGTGGGCCATCCGAACTGGCCGGTGACGCGCACGCGGCCCGATGCGGAGCCCCAGCTGCCACCGACGCGGAGCAGGGCTGTGATCGGCCGGCCGTCGGCGAGTGCGTTGTCCGGCACGGTCTCGTAGCCGGTGACCGCGGACCAGTTGCCGCTTGTGCCGGTCTCGACGGTGAGGCCGGCCTCGCTGCCGAGGTCGTCGACCAGGAGGACGTCGCCGTCCTGCTCGCTCACGATCCGGCCGCGCAGACGGTAGGTCCGCGCGACCGGAGCGGGATCGAGCCAGAACCGCCGGCCGCACGTCTTGTCGATCGAGCGGGACGCGGTGGTCAGGGCCTGGCCGAGGAGGTCGTCACGCGTGGTGTCGTCCTCCTCAAGGTTCAGCATCTTGCGGAGCGTGGCCAGCTCGGCGTACTCGGTGGCCACGCCGGATCACTCCCGCGGCTCGGACGTGGCGTCCGGCTTGGCGGGAGCGGCTGCGGCCTTCTTGGCGGGGGCTGCGGTCTTCTTGGCCGGCGACTTGTCCTGTCCGGCATCCTTCGGGCCGCTCGAGTCGGCGGTCTGCTGCTGACTGTCGGGCGCCGTACGGCCCTGCGGCTCGTCCTTGGTCTGGGACGGCTCGTGCCCGTAGTGCGCCAGCTGCTCGTCGACCTGGGCGACGCGGTCGTCCATGCCGCGCGCCACGTAGGTGGCGCGTTCCCTCTTGAGCGCGGCGATCATGTTGTCGTCCTGTGCCATGACGGAGGTTCCTTCCTCAGAAGACGATGACGTCGGCGGTGTTGGTGACGTTGGTGTTCGCGGAGTAGACGACCCGGAGGAACCGCCAGGGCTGGCCCGGCTGCAGGATGCGCCGGGTCGTGCCCGCGGTCGTGATGTCGAACGTGGCGACCGACCATGTGTCCGGGGCGGCCGGGTCGGCGTGCGGCACGGCCCACCAGGACACACCGTCCGCGCTCCCCTCCAGCGCGTACGTGCACGTAGGGGTCGCGCCCACGACGGTGGTGATGGCGATCAGGGCCGGCCGCTCGACGGCCGCGCCTCGGTCGACGATGTCCGTGGACGCGCCGTCCCCCGTCTGATCGGTCGAGAGGCGGGCCGAGTTGGGGAACCGGTCCCCGCCCAGTGCCTGCTGTGTGGCCATGCGCTGTCCCTCCCTGGGCAGCCGGGCGGCCGGGCCCACACGGTGTGCGCGGGCCCGGCCGCTGCGCGGATCAGAAGGCGGGTGTGATCATGCCCGTGCCGCCCACCTTCTGCATGCCGTTGGCGTAGCGGCCGAAGGTGTAGGCGAAGTAGCTGTAGGCGACCAGCAGGACTCCGAGGCTGGCCGCGTGCGGCTGCTCGGCACGGATGAACAGCGGCGCGCCCGGGTCCTCCCACAGGTGGCACTCGGAGGCCGGCACGACGTACAGCTCGTCCTCGTCGGTCCCTGCACCAAGGTTGGTGGCGATGTTGTTGTCGACGACCACGACCATGCCGTTGGGCAGGACACCACGCGGTCCGGAGGCGTACGAGCTGCTGGGGTCGAGCGTGCCCGAGGCCTGGACCGGGATGTTGACGGAGTTGATCATCGGCCACGTGTTGGACATCTGGCTCGACAGCCAGTACCAGCGGCGCGAGTGCATGACCGCGTGGGTCGGTGCGCCCATCGCCAGGAGGTTGGCCTCCACGCCCGCGGCCGCGCCAAGGATCTTCGGGTACAGCTCGGCGCCGGAGGGCGTGAGGTCGGTGTACGCGTTCGCCTGGGCGACCGCGGCCAGGCCGGTGGTGGCTTGGTTCAGCAGGGTCGAGTCCAGCCGGGTGGCGACCCGGTTGAACAGGTCCTGGAAGGCGACGTCCTCGATGCCGCTGCCGCGGTCGATCGCCTGCCGGGAGATGGTCTGCTGTCCGGCCGCGGTCTGCACCGGGACCGTGAGGAGCGTGTCGTCCATGTTCTGCTCGGTCACGCCCGAGTTCTGCGACGCCTGCAGGTCGGCGTCAGACGCGGTCGTAACCCGGGAGATTTCGATCGACATGCCCTGGTCCGGCAGCGGGTGCCGGTTGCACACATCGGCGAACGGGCGCAGCGCGGCGGTGGCCGGGGCGTACATGTCGGTGAGGTACTGCGGCACCGTGAGCCCGGAGAACGCGGAGGTGCCGACCGCGCGCTGCAGGTACTCGGCCCGCTCGACGCGCTCCTCCTGCATGTGCCGTGCCAGGCGGGAGGCGGCCTCGACGTCCTGGTAGGAGAACTGGCGGGCGATGTCCATCAGGAAGCCCTTGCCGAGAGGGTCCTGATCCTTGCGGTAGGTGCGCTCCTCCTGGCCGACGCGGGCGACCTGGTCGTAGGAGGGGCGGCGGGCCTCGGTCGGCGTGACCTTCTTCGCCTCGGCCTGGCGCTCCATCTCCTCGGCCTTGATCTTCTGCGCGTTCTCGAGCTTGCGCCCGATGCCCTCGATGTCCGTCTTGGACTGGTCGCGGGCGGCGAACA